ACCCAATATGCTCCAGTTCCAATAGTTGGCTGCAATGTTCCAAATACAAATGCGTTTAATGAAATATATTGCGTTACTATTCTATGGATGTCAATATATGCTCTACTTGATGCATAGGTATCGGGCAATTTTGTTAGCGTTGCAATTGGAGTAGCTGGAGTAGTTGTGCTTCCACTCCATACATAGATATCAAAGTTGTAATAGAATCCAGCAGTACCTGAGTTGGCTGCATCGCTTACTTGATATATTAATGGACTATTTGCTCCTAATCTTCCACTCGGTTGTTGGTTATATGTTATTGCCATTAGATAATATTTAAAATGTCTTTTTTAACTGCTTTGGTCAATGCCCCTGAGTATCGTTTAAGGACATCCTTTCTTGCTGGTTCTACAAAATCAAAGCCCTCAATGCCAAAGTATTTAATCTTTCTATTCATTAGGAAACCCATAGTCTCTCTGCTTGTCTTGCTAAATTTTCCGCCATCATCTCTTGGTTTTATTTTCTTGTCCTTAATCCATTGTTGCATAGCTTTAATCGGTATGCCCTTTCCTTTCTTTCTCCCGTTAATTACATAATAGGCATAAGGCAACATCGAAACTTCCCAATCTAAACCTTTTCCCTCTACTTTAACTGAATCTATTAAATTCCCCGATGCCTTGTAATTACTTGTATAAGTGCTTTTGGTTATCTTGCTTGGTTTCCATGTCTTACCATCCTTTGTCCATTTAGCCCTGATGCTGACTCTTTTTCTCTTCCTCCTTAGTTGACCTTGAATCTGCAATTTGAATTCAACTGCCATCCTCTCAATCTGCTTTTCAGTATTAGGCATTTTAGCACCAGCCATCAGTAACTATTGGATTAATGATGGTTAGATTTATGTCAAGGGTAAATCCACTTAATACGGCATCAAATGAGTCTGCGAATGGATTCATAGTAAAAGGTCTTACTACATTGAGATTGGTGTACATAGCCATCTCCTGACTGCGGATAGCCTTAATAAGCCTTACATAGAGTTCTTGTAAAATGAATGCATAATTATTGTCTTCGGTATATCCAGCCGATGCAAATACATCTACTAAGTTCTTGCCTTGGAAATCCGTTGAATAGCTTATGTTTTGGTCTCCAAACATAACTTGATACGATAGTGTTGTAATGGCTTCATCGACATCAATTCTTACCAAAGTGATATGGAGCAATGGAAATACCGTTACACTCTTAAAATCAAATTCAGTCAAACTTCCATGGGAGTATTGTGCATCTAAACTTGCAGCTATGGTCTTCCAAAAGTAATTGCCAGTACCGATGTGATTTTGGTTTATGTTCATTTTCTATTCCCTTTTTTAATTATTTTGTTTTGGATGCTTTGCCAGTCGATTTTGTAGGCTGAATACATAAAGGCGGTATGGATAGAGAGTTCTGATACTTTTTCCAAATTAAGGATGTCCCCGTTACAAAGTCCATAAATGAATCCAGCCCATCCCCATTTTTTAGTGAATCCCTCAAAATTGATATCGCTGTTCCCTTCTTCGTTCCCTCCAAAGATTTCAGGATATAACCCAATAATTCTTGTCCGATATTGCAAAAAAAAACATGGGCAGATAATACTATTCCTACGGGCATATTTTTAAAGTCTGAATTCATTCTACCTGAGTATGGCTCAATGGCATAATGGTTATATGGTTGTTGCTCTACTATTGGTCTATAAAGGATTGACATAACTTTCCATAAGTCCTTATTGTCTTTTTCGTAGGTCTCAATATCGGCAAACTCGCCAATTGATAACTTATCCAAGTTTGGAATAAATCCGTAGTCAATTCCGTTAAATGTAAAATTAGATGCAAAAGGGACTCTCTCAGCTATTGCAGTATTGATTTGGGATAAGATGCTCTCTTTCTCCTTTTGTTTTAACTTGCGGACTGCTTCGGTGCTGATTTCACAAAATAGTGAGATAGCCATGATTGACAAATCATTGTCGTTTGGATTGGTGTCCAAGTATTCAAGGAACTCAGTCCATTGATATAGTTTGATGTCGTTAATTGATTGTGGAACTCCCATCTTTTAATATAACTTATTTTTGTTTAAATGTTTGGTTTGGCTTATTAGCCATTAAAGATACGCTTTTCTTCGTGAATAATATAATCTCCATCTATCCACGACTCATTAAAGTGCATATAATTTCGCTTCAATTGTGAATCGTATTTATCGAGAATTAGTAACATCTCCAATATTCCTAATGGTTTTTTGTTGGAGATGTATTCTAATACCTCCGCTTGGTATTCAATAAATTTGTCCATTGTTATTCTTCAATTATTTGGTAGAAGTCCTTTATAAATGTTCCATCATGGATATCTTGTTTCTCGTAGTCATGGAGCATAAACTCTGCCATGTCTAAATCTAATTCAGAGCATATTACCTCTCCAGTTTCTCGGTTGATTATTTTATATGTTTTCATTAATAGTCATCAGTAAGATATTCCCCAGCATCTAAATAATTATAATACCTATCTCTTCGGTAAGGATAGTTATTCTCAAAACATTCTTCGCAGTAGTTTCCAGTTGCGTAGCCATAAGCATCATGTCGCATTTCGACATCTTCATTTTGCGTTTCGCATCCTTTACAGAAAGGAGCATTTTCGTTATATACCATTTTGTTTTTTAATTTCAGTAATTAGGTCAGCCCAGCAATGTGCTGGAATATCAACATTTAAAATAGTAGGCATTCCAATGATGTCATCCAATGGTTCTGTTGAAATGGTTATCCATGGAGTATCTATAATTCTGCCGTTCTTGCGTTTTATCTTTCGTATATCCAATCCAGCAGTAATCCCGTCAGATGATAGTCGGTATCCAATTGAGGTGCTTCCCCATGCTCTTGAGTACATCATAGTTCAAATGCTTTGTAAATAGTTAATAGTTGATTGTCATCCATAGCCTCTAAATCAATCATATTGATTGTGGCATCATCAATTGTTTGGTTTGATTCCTTAAAGAATAATCCAAAGTTTTCTAAAATTTCGTTTCTGCTTAATTGTTGTTTCATTTTTATCCTATGTAAATTGTTGTATCCGATATTGTAATGTCAAAAATAAAATCTTCAGAAAATCTTTTTACCAATTCCATAAAATCTATTTTGTCAATTGTCTGATAATTGCCAAATTTTATTTGTGCATTAATAAGTACAAATCCTTTAATAATCTTGCTGGTTGTAGCCAATAATTTTAATAGTTCTTTTGATTTCATTTTTATATCTAATTGTATATGCAAAGATAACACTATATTTCATATTTGCAATATAAAATAAAAATAAATTTAAAAATAAATAAAAAACCCTATCTACTTCGCAGCAATAGGGTTGTACACGATTAGATAAAAAAGAACTATCTTACTGCATAATGCCCCACATTCGGTCTGCTAAAGGTCATCATACAAGCATATCTTGATGCATCGATTCCATGGTTAAAGGCATCTATTGGTTTATTCAATACTTTGCCATTCTTGTCCTCGATGTATTTGTAATTTCTAAACTCCTTGATTAAGTTAATGCTTCGGCTTGTTATTACCAATTTATATCTACGCATTATATCTATGCCCATATTAATTGAGTCTCCTCCTTTTATGACTGGGCGTATATTAAAGCCCATACGATGAATTTCTTCAATACTCTTAGGCTCACCGCTATCTGCCCATACGATGTCCCTCTTATCAATCTCTAATGACTTTAAAGTATTTGCAATATCCTGATTAGTCATGCCAGTTTTATAAATCAACTCATCGAAGTATATTGTATCTCCTTTGTGGTACATGGCAATTAATGATGTAGGGTCATTCGTAAATCCAAAGTCCATGCCATACGATTTGAGAGTAGCCCCTTCAGGAATTGAGTCAACTGATGAATGGCTAAATACAAGGCTTCTCGATTGTCCTCTCTCTCCAAGTCCATATACTCTCCAATAGTTTTCATCTACTTCTTTTAATCGTTCAATTTCATCTATTACATTCTTGTCAAGGAATGGATTGTTACGATATGTTGTAACGAAGAAATCACAATCATCCCTTGGTAATATGTGGTCGTAAATCCAATGGAACTCCTCAGATGGATTGTAATCAACTATAATCCTATCATTAGTCCTTAGAATTAATTGTCTCCAATCTTCAAGTGTTAACTCATTGGCTTCATTACAAAATAGTAAATCCCTTTTCCTTCCACGAATCTTTTGTGGCTGGTCCATCCCGATAAACTCAATTAAGTTACCTCTAATATTTATCTCAGCATTAGTCTTATTATGGGAGTCCTCACTATACCATCCTATCTGCTGGGCAATATCCATGAAATCCCTCATAGCACTTGCTCGTAATGCTGGATATGTTTTACGGCATATTGTAATTATCTTTCCAGTATTATTGGCTATATACGAAAGGAGTATCCAAACTATAATATTATATGTTTTACCTGAACGAGTTCCTCCTTGCTCGACTATAATCCTTTTGGTAGAATTATTTAGATGCTTAAATACTATATTAGTTTGAAGTTCCATCTACTATTTTGACAATGATTGGTTCATTATCAATTCCTGATATTTCGTGTCGTTCAATATAGCCACGATTTCTTCCTTTGGTTTTAAGATAGAATATTGTAGCTGAGGTATTCTTATCCCTGATTTGATTAAGTAGGCTTGTTTCTGCCATATCTAATGACACTTCAAGTAATTCATCTACTGCCTTCTTGTATTCAGCATCGGTCTTTAACCAATCATAATGAATTGTTCTGCTAATGCCTACCGCTTTACATGATACTGACGCTATCCCTAAACTTTTTTCAAGATGCTCCAACATCATGGCTTTCTTTTTATCAGTCTTCTCCATTTAGTTTATCTTCTAATTCTTTTCGGTCAAGATATATTGGTGCCCCACAATGAGGACATGGGATTTCTACAATCGTTCTATCGTTATTTCCAGCACCATCATAAGCACTATTTAATTTGTCTTCTTGCTTATGTATCTCTATCCCATCGATAGGGGTTATTTTCTGCCCTCCTGATTGACTAAAGAATGTTTCTAAATCCATATCAGGGAAAAAGTCTTGCATACCATCTATGCCTTTAATTTCACGCAATTCTTGTTCAAGCAAATCGTTGTCCCATTCTGCAAACTCGGATAGTTTATTATCTGCTATTCGATACTCCTTTGCATCTTGCTCATTCATATCGGTAATGATGCAAGTTACTTTCTTAAATTTCAATTGCAATAATGCTTTGTACCGAGCATGACCAGTTATTAAAACATAATTCTTATCTACTACCAATGGAACATTGAATCCATATTTGGTAATTGATTTCTTAAGTGCTTCGATAGTTTTACTATTATCTCGTGGATTCCTCCAATAAGGTTTAATCCTCATTAGGTCAATTTCTTCTATATTATTTTTTTTCATACTCTTGCCTTATTTTTACTTGTTTATGTGTTTCCCATGATTTCTTGTATTCTGCATTCTCAAATAACTTGCTGAATCCAGTTATATGCTTTAACCTCAATAGTTCATCTGCTTCCATTCCTAATTCATTACAAATGTCATTATCAAGCCACCCATTATCCAACATAGCAAATACCATGCTGCTCATTCCCGATACTGAATGTTTTCCCCTTGCTCTATTATGCCTAACGGTACTTGCCATTCTATCATTGATATCTTTCTTTATAACTACAATTGGTATCATACCATTGTTTCTATCAAGTATATCCTGATTAGTTTTAGTTGTAAAGTATCGATGGAATCCATCTACTATAATATATTTCTCTAATACTTCATCGTATATGGTTACTATTGGCTGAGTAAATCCATCATGAAGGATGCTTGTATAGAGTAACCTCATTTCATTTTTGGCTACCGAATTTGGATTATAGTCATTGGCTTGAACTTCGCCAATGGGAACCCATCTTACAAAGTCAATTGGCTGAGAATTTAATGGACTCAATTCTTTATGTATCCATTCCCGTAATTCATAAACAAAGCCCTCCTTGTAACAAGCATTGTCAAATTCTTTTTTTATTGCGTCAAACATATTCATTTTTTCAATTTCTTTCTTACTTCATAGCATTCCTTACTCCTATCAAAGTTACTTAATTTTGTATGCCATGTATCATTGGCTACAAGTGTTTGGCAATGCACCTTAAACATCTTCTTGCCTAAATCCTTTTCGTATAACTTCTCTTGTTGCTGAAAAGCCTTTCTGAACTCATCCCGGTCATTGTCATTTTGTATTAGGTTTTCTAATAAGTAATCTCGATACTCTTTCCAATCCGCAAACATAAATGGTAAATCCTTTAAAAAGAAATTATCAGTCCCAGCCTTAACGGCACTATCTATTCCTTTTATTCTTTGGCATAACCTATTGTAATTCTCAGGCTCTATTTCAGCCATGTAAAACAATTGATGGATAGCAGTCTCATGATGCAAGTTAGATATACGCATTTTATTTACGGTTATCCCATGCTGATACTGATAGTCATAAATCTTGTTGTACTCAATCTTGTTATCATGGATATATTTCCAAACATCAGTATATGACCAATCGTATATTGGGTAAAAATTATAATGCTCGGCAGTTTGATTTAGACTTTTGCCCCATGTAATCCATTTGTAAGTTGCAGCATTGGTTAATCCCAATAAACGAGATGGGCTTTCCTCTGCTCTAACTCCAGCAATATGACAAGCCTTTTGGTTTGGATAATAGTATTTCATGAAATCAGGAAAGAAGTCATAGAATATATCAGTCTTAAATGGCACAGAATGTATCGCTAATGGATTCTTTTGCCTTAACCAATCTTCTCCCTCTCCCCAGCAGTTTACATACCCCTCATATTGGCTTGTTGCATTCTCAATTTTAATTGGTATTTGAAACCATAACATATTTACATCTTCTCTTTCTGCTATTCGAGTAACATAGTTTATTGTATTATCCCATTCAGCCTCTTGGTCTAAAAATAAAACATTTAATGGGAGTCTATTCCTTTCAGTTGCTACTTGCATGGCTAACTCAAATACAATAGTTGAATCCTTACCTCCTGAGATGTTAACTATAATGTTTTCAAACTCATCAAATAAGTATCTCATCCTATTTAATCCAGCATCCAATACATTTACCTTGCTATATAGTTTCATAATATATCGTTGTCAGGATACCAATTGTCGTATTCATCCTCTTCCATCTTTTTTTATTGTGTCAAGTTTGTTAAGTGCTTTGATTTTAATATCTCCATGTATTGAGATTTATCCCCGTATTCTAAGTGGCATCTTCTGCATAGTGCCATAAGGTTTTCTATCGTGTCATTCTTCTTAGTTCCTCCCATACCTCTTGCTTCTATGTGATGGATATCTACTGCTTTAGTTCCACACATTTCGCATCCAATGAAATCTGATACATCGTAGCTAAAATAATTCATGTATATTTTAGTGTGCCCTTTCAATTACTATTGTTTTTAATTTATTAAAACGCATTGTATTTATTTCAGAACCTATGTAAATATGCTTTGTTCTTTGTACATCCTTAGCAGTTGAACCAATTCCAGCGAATGGGTCAAATATTATTTTTGTATCAGGATATTTATTTAATGTATTTACAATTGCATCATTTCCAGTTCCTCCTTCTGATGGTTTTATTTGAGTATTGAATGTAAGAATCACAAATGGATATTTAGTAACTTGCATATGAGTAGTTTTTGAAACAAATCTATGTCCCTTTGATTCAAATAAACTTATAATTTTGTGGTAATATTTAATATCGTACTCGATATAAAGTGGCTTGTCTATACTACATAAATCAGCTAATTTATTTATGATACTATTGAAATCAAATATAACATCTTTGCCAGTATCTTTCTTCATTTTAGTTCTAAACCATTTTGTCATTCGTTCTTCCCATGGCGGGTCAGTCCATACGATATCGTGCTGGGGAAATTCATTCCAATCTAATATGTTTTTATTATATGTTGTAATCATTGGGCAAAATAATCTTTTGAAACATTATGAAATATTGATGACTCTCTTCTAATGCTACCAATTTTTGGAGCAGTTCCCAATGTACTTGGTATGGATAAATCATGCTGGACTATGCTTGGGATTGTAACTAATACATATTGCTTAGTAGCTTTGGCATATATAGCCATCATTACATCGATATGCTTGTTGGCAATTTCCTTTAGCTGATTTTCATTGTAGTCGTATTTAATTAATCCCAGCCTGAAATCGTTTCTGTATAATACTGCTGGATTCCATAAGAAATTCTTTTCTACATAAAGCCTTGTTCCTAATTCGAGTTGCTCTATATATGCCTTTCGTGGAGGTGCAAATAAACTAACACAATGATGATTTAGTTTAATAAGATTACTTAAATGGTCTTTAAAATTATCAGCAAAAATTATGTCATCTTGTATAAGTAACATATGAGATGAGTTTCCGTAGTCATATTCAAGTATTCTCTTAAAATTAAACATCATTCCCTCATAGTTTTTATCATAAAATGGAATGACATTAGTAAATCCCATTTCAGTAAGTTCTGCAATTATTCTATCTACTTGCTCCTTGCGTTTGGGAACACATTGAATAGCTATTGGTATATCTTTATACATGATGTTCTGCCCTATTTAAGATATTCTCTACCTCTATTGAATCTTCAGCCATTGTCCAATATTTCCACTCATCGATAAACCAATATGGTTTAGGTTTCTTTTTTCCCCATGCCATCATTTTACCATATGTTGGGAGTTGGCTTATAAACCATTTAAATTCTTGTTTATCGGCTTCGGATAAATAGTCTTTGACTACATAAAAATGAGGAACCCATGGCATTGTTTTGGCAAATTTCCAATTATGTTTTGCAATGAACTTTCTTGCTCGTTCCTCTGCGATTAACTGCTCTTCGTTTATTTCCATTTTCAAATATACAATATTAAATTATGTTATCCAATTTTTAAAACATCAAGTTTGGATTTGAAATGCTGGATTATCATCTCCATTGTATGCGTATAAAACGAATCAAAGTCAGGATAACCAGCGTTATCTTCATTCCAATACACATAAAGTATGGCTCTTAGTCTATGGCTTGGAGTCTTCTGCTTGACATCATTTGGTGCTGCTTGTAATTGATTAACAATATCTAAATCGCTATTACTGAATGCTTCCTCCTTAATGCCAATGTATGCCATCTTCTGATTCAACGAGAATAGTCTCCCAGCATCTTGTGGAGATAGTTCTTGAGTAGAGAATACTACCTTTAAAGTTCTATCGGCTCGTGTTCCGATGGATTCAATTTGACTTGCTAAAAATATCGGTTGTCCCATGTTTATTTATGTAATTACAATATTCAATTCCAGCCATTACTGATTTGAATTCTACTAATATCTGACCTTCGTGATAAATCCTAAAGATTTTAGTTCCACTAAGATACGCAATTATTCCATTATACTTCTCCATAATTTGCATATATTTTTCTTAGGTCTTCGATTAATGCTAACCATAATTTAGGAGTGCATGAGCATGGCTTATAAAGTTTTCTTGACTTAAATACCCTTGACCATATATGTGCAAGTTGATTGGCATCTTTGCCATCCAACACATTGGTATAAGTTGCAAAGAATGTTGTCAGGAATCGGTGCTCATCCTCATTAAGACATAATGGTTGAACTAATGGAAATGCCTTGTTTAATTTAGCTGCCCGTTCCTCGCATCCACAATCTTCTCCAGCTATCCATTTAGCTACCTTGTCAATCCCAAGTTTCTTCGTTGCTGATGCTATCACATCTCCCACTCCCGTTATTGGTTTGGTTGTCGTTTCTTTCGTTGCGATACTCATTGTATCTCTCACTTGCTTGGCTTTTGATTTTTTGTTTTGCATTTTTTAACGTATGAAATATTGAATGGGTTGGGATACCCGTATTTTGTTCTATTTTTCTCATCGACATCCCGTAATCGAAGTGAAGTTCCATTAGCATCTTTTCGTAAGAATGCATCTCATTTATGGATTGGCTTATTACTGCAATTAAATCTTGATAGGCTTCCTCAGGCACATTATTGTTACTATCTGATATATCTATATCGTTTGGCAGTTCTATGGTCTTAGAATCCTTCTTATGTGTCTTAATGGATTCATTTGTCAATAGCTTGAATATGTATACCGTATTAACATCTCCAGCTAAATTAGTAATGCGTTCCAAGTTACCTTCCTTCTCTTGTATCTCTGCTAACTTTAAATACATATCTTGAACTGCATCATTGACATTGTTAGGGTTTGCCCCTACATAGATGGCTATTTTAATCCATTCTTTATGTCTTGATGCAATTCGTTCTAAAGTTAACATTTCAATAGCTTGTCATGTATTTTCTTTTGTTCTTTTGCTAAGTATTTTTTCCATTTGAACCATTCTTTTATGTCGATTCCTCGGACATTGCAATAGTCAATAAAATCAGCACTAAGTTGCGAGTGTAATGTATCTTGTAATTTCATTTTGGAATTCTTCTAAAGTGTAAATTAATTGATATTTGTAACCAAATTTAATAATATGTTCTTCCCAATTTTTTTGGTTTAGGCTTTGTTTATTGGGCTTTATTTTTATTTCAAGACATAGTCCTGAATATCCCTTGCTGGGCAAAAGTAACAATAAATCGCTGACTCCTGATATTACTCCCTCCCGTTGCATTGTTACTGCCGTTGTCTTAGTTCTATATCCGCCATTGGGAACTGAGAATAAGTTTAAATTATATTTGGGATACGCATATCTAAACCATTTTACGCATCCCATTTGTAATTTACTCTCAATGTTTCTCATAGATTCCAACGCTTTCGTTTAGCTTTTTAATTTCCTGAGGATTGGTAATTCGTGTACACATATGCAATGGGTATTTCTTAATTAATCTTGTATTAGTTTTCAAATATATTTCCCCTTGATATTGAGCAGTTGCTCTGCCATAGATGGTTTCGTTATACCATTCGTTCCATATTGAATACCATTCGTTCTTTTCTATCCATGGGTTAAAATTTTCCATAGCCTAAGTCCTCCTTAACTTGCTCTTGGTGCTGATGCCTCTTTTCGTAGATGTTCCCTCTTGTCGCTGGAAATTCAGATTGTATCTTTCTGCGAACTCTTGAGATTGTATCTATTGATGAAATCTGCTTGTCATCTATCAGATTAAGTAATGTACTTGCAGTAATTGCCATGCAATCAGTATTCTCATATTGTAGCCATATGTAGGCACTTAGCTGAGTATCTGAATCTCGTAATTTGGGGTGCTTAATCAATGCGTTAAGTACATATCCTTGTAGTGTCTTATTCATAGTCCACCTCCATAGCTGGAAATCCAAGTGATGCGTATTTCCAATAGGCTGATGCATCATCCAAAAAATATTTCGTTAATTGGTTGTAGTCTATTTCCCCTATTGGGAACAATTTAGCTTTGATAAAATCAGTAACCCATTCGAGTACTGGTCCATGATGGTAGTTAAGTTGCAGAATCATTTTCTGAAACTTGTGGCGGTAGTCTTCATTGGTGGCAATCTTATAAGCTATGTCATAAGTTTCCTGATTAGTCCAATTTTTTGCGTAGTATTTTTCCATTTTTTTAATCGTTTAGCAAATATAAACTTAATTTCCATATTTGCAAAATAAAAATATTTACATCCATGGGTCTTCCATTTTTAGTTCCCTTCTA